GTTATCGCGAAAGAACGCAATTAACAAGAAAACTAGGGGTTAAAGTCTAGTACGAAAGAATTTTAATCCTAATTTAAACCTCTAAACCAATAAAACTCAAGGCTGAACCTTAACACACTTGACTAGTAAGACTACATCCACCCCGTGGGTGGTTCATCGTACTAGAATATGATAAGGACCCCACTTTCGCATGGGGTGACCACCAAGAGGGTAGTTGCGGAAACAAAGGAAGAAGGAAAGACCTGTTAAGAAATTTCTTCTGAAGTTTAAATGTGTTTGACGCGACGAATGCGCGGAGCTCCAATAAGATAGCCAAAGCTGAAGTCGTCGCCAGCTGCCTCGTACAAGTTGTATGCACCGAAGCAGTTACGAATCCCACCATCATCACCAGTCCCGGTAACGGCGCCCTGCGGGAAAGCCCTATTGCTATAATAAGAATACATGGGACGATCCATGCCTTTGGGGTCTAGAGATCGCATAATGTCAACCTTGCTGCGCCTAACAATGGGCCCGTCTACATCCGAGATTTCTCCTTCTCCTACGAGAGAGATGGGAGTCTGGGCGTAGTAAGGAACCTCAAATTCGACGGTGCCGTTGAGATCGGGGTACACGTAGTGCTCAAATGTTGATGAGACTTGTTCATCTGTAAAAGTGCCAAGGAAGGGTTTATTAAGATTCCCGTTTTCATCGATGTTGGTTGATCGTCGCACTATAAGGGGGTCAGATGGTCTAATGGCGTCATACTCAAACCCATCAAGCGCGGTAGCATAGTTCGCCCGTGAGTCGTCGCCGTTGGCTGAACGTATCCCCGAATTGGTACATCGCAAGCCATTGGTCGAAGGAGTAGCGAATTTGTACCTCCTCGAACCTCGCCAAAATCTATAAAGGTATGAGATGTAATACAGCGGGCAGCGAGCGGGAGGTTGCACCACAGCTCGAAAAGCCTCTTCAACTATAGTTCCATCCGCTTTTCGTTCCGTTGGATACTGAACAAGTTGTGCCTGATTTGCGCCTGTGGTTGTCATTTCCCCAAAATAACCAGGATCAATCCGAACTACGTTGAATAGATAGTCGTTATTATTTAAAGGAATTGGTCCGGGAAAGGCGTAACCAACGCCAAAATTATCGACATAGGGAAAAGGTTTACCTATTGAAGTGATGCCAAAGCGTTTAATAAGCTGTCGGAGACTCGTTATTTTCTCTCCGATGCACAGTTGTTCTGCCATGGTGTGATCCATCATGCCCATAGGAAACATAGATGTTGATGTATCCTGCACTTGCTCATTGTGCTCAATGGCAGTTGATGTCAAATTAAAGACCTGAGCTTTCCATTCCGTTTCCGGTTCCCCCATAACTTCACCTAATTGAGGTACAGGTTCCGCAACAGCAAAGCGCGCAAAGTCAGGCATGGCATAAGCGATGTCTTCACCACCAGATATCCACATATTCAAAGGCACATTGCTCGAAACAGAATTCGAAGCTCGTCGCAATTGGTTGAGAATAGTAATAGTAATCGCGCCAGTAGAATACTTTTCTGCATCCCAAGTTAAATCTTGGAACTGTCCAAGGTACACTTCTTTCCAAGGAACATTGGACACGTAAGGCACCTCAAACTCGAGTTCTGAAGAAACACTCAAATCTAGGATCCAATTGTAAGCATTCTCGTCGGTTGTACCCGAGAGTGCATTCGACCCGTAAACCCCAGGGTGATAAGTGATCCTCACTCTCCCGGTATGAAAAGCAGTCTTGGCTGCAGCAAGCCTAAACTTAATAGTGCCTCGCCATTGTTGAAACATGGATGCAACATACGCCAATGTAGTTGGACTAAGAGCATCCTCTGTTGGTGTATCAGCATACTTTTGAACGAGTCCGGGCGCAACCGCGTTGTAATGCAAAACTGTACCAACAGAGTTCCCGATAGTCCAAGGAATTTCGGAACGAAAAAGACACGACTTGGACGAAACATACGTTAGGTCCATTTCATCCACCTCCGTGGAAAAGATTCCTCCGTCATATGTTAGACCATTATCGGGCATTGCTCCAAGTTTTGAAGAAAGGTCAATGCCATCAGCATTTGTAAAACCCTTGGCGGGCACGTTGATGTATGGACAGTTCTTATCAAGATTGGTAGGTTTATTCCAGCCAACTGCAGACGCTGCACCTCCAATGGCACGTGATACCCATTCAACAGGTCGCATCCAACTACCAAGAACGGGAACAGAGCCAAGCACGGAAGCTGCTGAAGCAACAGCGTTGGCAATACCAGAAATGGGGGGTCCAGAAGTAGCGGCATGTTCTTCAGAGCGAACTTGTGCAGTCCACACCTCTTCGTCAACAATGGAGCCAACTTGTGCAGTCCACACCTCTTCCTCAACGGGAGGAACGGGGGGGACAGTCACTGCTTTAGAAGTTGGCATGGCAAGCTCAATGTCCTCAAACCAGGCAAAGATGGTAAAAGATGCACCTGAAGCGAGAGGCGTTGTGCCAGATCGAATACGATTAATCGGCACAATATACATTTCTCCCATGTTGGAATGAGAATCAATCAAGTTAAAGTGAGACAAAGGAGAACAATATGGCATTTTGATTTCAACGGGTGCATTACTGGCAATGTCAATTTCAACTCCAGGATATCCGGTACAATTGGGCAGATTGTTGAGCTGGGCGGCGCGATTTGAAACGTCATCAAAAGGTGCGAAGAAAAGCCAATATTTGCCACTCATAAAAGGGGTGGCATTGAAGATAAGGCGAATTTTAACATTTGCTCGGAAAAAGGTAAAATAATCAAGCTTCTTAACAACGTTTGCAGAATTTTGGAAGATAACATCAGGAAATTTCAAACTGAGTGAATCAAAAGCATCGTTGAATTCCCCTTCCTTTACTTTCACAGGACGACGAAGGATGGCATGAATATCATGCAACTTGTTGTCTTCTGCCATTTTGGTCCATGCAGTCACAGTTGATATATGTGGCTTTTCGTAGGACTGGATGTCAGTATCGTCTACGAATGTTGTGACCTGCTGAACATTTTCTTGCGGCCCAATATGGGACAAATCTTTATCTTGTGATGTAGCAATCGATTGAGTTAGCTAACTCCCAGTCGCTCGATTAAACGGATCTGGTCAAAAGCGCCGAGCTGGTAGCCTGGATTTTAGGCGGCACACACCAGCCAGTAGAGCCGAAACTCTCCGCCCTTCGAACGAAGACCAGAGACCGGGCTTTGCTGCTCCCTCCTTGCGGCGATTAGAGGGAGCCCCTAGCTCTGGATTTAATTGCAGGCAGCTGCGAGGCGCCCATACTTCTTCGCCTCGACAAATCGATACTCGTCGTAAGTCAAGAAGAGTGGGCGCGTCTGCAAGCCGCGAGCAGCCTGTTTGTATTTTCCAATCCATTGGTCAAAAATCTCACGTCCGTGCAATGAAAGCTCGAAAGCCGATGTTTCCATGTTCTCAACCGTCCTCTCCTCATTGTCAAAATCGCCCCTCACCCAATTGATCATCTCGAGGACAACGGACAATTCCAGTGGAGCTATATACTGATGTTCGTCTTCGTTCCACTGAAACCCACGCTTACAGTAACTGATTTCGCCAAGGGAACGGTATGGAATCATGTCACCAGATTTTGTTTCATCAGTGTAGATCATACCCATCTCCTTGTATCCCTCAGCAATAGTTAACTGGTTGAAACGATCAATAACAGCGTCAGAAATGTTCACACAATTGTCGTCCCCATACGAAACCATAGCAACGTGCTCATTGAAAGCCTTCATCGTGCAATACTCTTCAGGCATCACTGTGAGCCACACGTAACGCATAGAGATGGAATTGTAAAGCGAGTTGAGAATTGCCGTAATCGGACACCCAGATGGTTGAGAGTGTGTCCACAAGTAGACATTGTCTCCACAAACATGGACCGAATTCACAATTTCCCTCCAAAGAACACGCCTGATTTGAGCATTTTCCTCGCCATCGTCATAAAATTTGTTCACAATTTCCACAACCTCGGCGAGAATCTCCAACACAAGAGTGCCATCGAAATTGGAAAAGTCTCCCGCGATCACTTTGTCACCTTTGCTACGCAATCTCTTGGCAGTCCGCGTCCAATCCAGAGAATAGAAATTGGTCCCAATAGAGATCTCATTATCAATCCTGTTTTTGGCGCAGTGAGCAGCAAAGCCGAGAAAGTATTTACGGAAAACCAACGTGAAGACCATTGGCCCCGCAGCGAAAACTCTCGTCTTTGCGACTCGAACTTTCTCTAATGGGCGTCGTTCGTCTTTGAGCGTGTCAGTCCAAATAGTAGGCGTGCGCACATTGTTCTTTGCATTCTCCTCAACTTGCTTCATCTTCTCCCTAATCCCAGGATCCAGCTTGTACTCGGCATCTCCTAACCAGCGCATCTTCCCAGGCTTTCCCCTCTTCTCTCGAGTCAAGGGATATCCAGGAGAGGACCTGCGGTTAATTGGTGCCATAAAAGCGTCTCCTTCGATTCCAGAAACTGCCTCGTCATCAGTAAGCACACGAGCGTGATCTGGCTCAGGCAAAGTGTTCACGATGCGCTCCACATCGTTGATAGCAATAGCCAAACGTGTGGCATCCAGAGAAGGAGGAATCTTTCCGGCCTTCTTAAGACCTTGTTGCATTGGATCGACAAGCACGCCGTTTACCCTTTGTGGTTGCAGAGCGCTCGGCGCCGTGGTGGGCTCTGTGATGAATCCGTACACCGCACTCTTACGCAATGCAGTCCTGGTTGGGGAAGCTACCTTATACAGAGCTTTTCCAACTGGCACGAAGTCTCCCTCCGGCAATGCAACCTCCTGACCAGCGACAGTTGGTTTCAATAGCGGGTCCAAATTAAGGCTCACCTGCGCATCCATCTCCACCTCAGCCAAACTACGTCGAATGTCATCGATGTTCAAGGGAGAAGCCATGCCAGTCCCAAGCTTTCCTGCTACATGGATGCCAATAATCTTGCGTGCAAGCCCAACATGAACACCCATCAGGATCGCCCCACAATCACCGTCCTTCGTTTCCAGACTGTACTGATACGCAGAACGTAGTTTGTAAGAGTGCCCAAGGTTGTCGCTGTAAGGTGCAACATCATCCATTGCGCGAACCTGTCCGTATCGCATTGTAACAACACCATCAGCGGGTGCCATAAGACAACCATTAACGGTGTTGAAACGCGTCATTTCTGTTGACGAGGCAATGCTCCCTGTGATATCGGCATGGTCGTGAACTGATTTTGGAAACACAATCAAGAGCTGATCTTTGGAATCTCCATCCTTGCCATTAACCTTGACCCATTTCAACTTTTCCTTGGGAATAACATGACCGTCACGCACGGTGGCATTAAAAAGGCGAACCTCTTCAGCCTTCTCTAAGTGAGGGGCCAAATGACCTGCTGTAATAGCGGTACGTCCAACAATGAAACAGATCTTGATCCGAGCTTTCCACACACCGTCGGTCTTCACGTCCAAGTTATACATGTTGTGAAGAATCTTCTTAGAAACCTGAAACGCGTTGGGGTCTGATAGAAGTTGGGCTGCAATCCCCTCCTCACTTATCACTGGTTCGTAATCATCTCCGACATCTTCATCAATTTCACCCACCATACCATCTTCTGTCTGCATATGATTCTTGTAGGCTAAATATCCAAGGGTGGCTGGAATGGCGGCGAGTGTTGTCAACGTCGCAGCAAGGTCCCCAGAGCCAGTACTTTCCGTATGAAGAGCTTCCTTTCTCTTGGTGTGAACATCACCAGATCCGGAAAGTTCGGTTCTCATGGCTTCCTTCTTGCGCGTGTGAACATCACCAGAACCACTCAATTCAGTCGCGAACGGGAAGGGAACAAATTTCATCTTATGTCCCCTTAAAATCTCAAATCCAGGTTCCCCATCGCGCTCACCAAATCGGACAACAGTCCCAGCACGATCACATTTTCCACACAGTTGGGGATAATGCACCGACTCCTGAACAGTTTTGATAACATGAGTGTGTTCAAAAATCTCATCACACCAAAGGCAAACATGGCGATGCAGGGTACGTTCCCCACGAGTGAGTCCTTCATGTCGGTGATCAAGTGGCGGCCCGACAGCTACACTTTTAGTCCCTTTCATGTACTGACCAATTGCCATGAGCAGAATGGGCACCAGCGCGAGACCAATGGAGATATAGGGGTGTTCTTTCACCTTCGTAGCCACATTGGTGCAAAACGCTTTAACACGATCCAACCATCCATCGCTCTCGCGCTTCAAACGCTCGACAACTTTACGGTTAAATCGCACAGCGCGCTTCCGAATTCCCTCCAAGAGATCGCCAACAGAAAACAAAAGCATGTGGTCATCTTTCACCATTTGCTTTAGGCGCTCAGCCGCGTCATCTGTCCATATCCGCTCTTGATCAGAAATGAGCATGCTCCACTCCACTTCGATAGTGCTAGAAGTTGGCGGACACATTTTAAAGTCATCCAAGGCAGGCTGTGTGTCGGGGTGAATAAGCTCGCGAATTTCTGGGTAAACCTCCATGAAATCATTGATCTGTTCTTCTGTCCAGCTTGAAAAACCCTGTAATTCAATCAATGTCACTTCAATCTCTAGCTCAGTTAACCAGAGTTCCTCTTCCGTAGGAGTGAGTGCTTGAGCACGAAGTGGTGTCTCAGCGTATTCTTGCAAAAAGCGCTGCATTGTAGATGAACGTGTAAAGCGATCACGATATTTCTGGATCGCGAGCTGAGAAAACTCGTGGTAAGACAGGGGTTCTTCACGGACCAGACGGCCAGTAAGAGGGTCGCGCAAGAAGATCCTGTAGACATCCAAGGACGGCTGGGGTGAACCAGTAATGCTCTCTACCTTTGCTCTATCCAAGTACAATTGTCCGTCTTCGCCTTTACGCGCGAACCGGGGCGACACATGAACCTCTCCGACCAAATCGAAGCGCCGGCGCACAGCCTCCCTGCAAGCAATGGATTCCGGTCGAATTTGATCCACACTCACATTGGAGGTACAAATGATAACGCGCGAATTGAAGTAACTCTTGCTTTTCTCTTCGATCGTCGCCATGTGCAAAGGATATGGAGCCAAGTTACCAGTGCGAATCAACTCCATGAATTCGGGGTTCGGTTTTCCAGCTGAATCCACAATTTGAGCAAAATCATCATAGACGACTACTCGCTGGTTCTTATATCCATCCCAATACTCCTGCTCGACATTCCTCATGTAAATTTCACGCGTTGGGTCCTTCTTTCCCTCAGAGTCTGTCGGAATGCCGTCAATCTTGAGTAGATCTGTAGCAAGAGGCCACATCATACCAGATTTACCAACCCCAGAAGTTCCGTGAAGATAAATCACAACAGGCTCAATCCTCGGACCTGAACGAAACGCTCCACTAGCCGTGGCCTTCTCATAAAGATTTTTGAGAACGGCCCAATGAGTGTTGAATGGGCTAAGGATATCGCGTGGGGCCTTTGACTCAATTGCCTTCTGAGAAAAAATGAGCCCTTGGCGATAAAGTGATTCAAGACGAGCGCAGAGCTCACTATCACGCGCAATCTCATCTGCGGTAGTGAGGCCAACGATTTCCTGAATCTCTCTAAACCAAGCAGCAATGCCTTCCATGTATTGTTCCAAGTCTTTAGTTTCAGCTGGCAATCCAGTCTGCCACTCAAAGATCTTCTTGAGCACAAAGTTAATGAGCTTCTCAAGGCCAGACCAGGCAAATGTGAATCCACGAACAAGACCTCCAAGCTTTGTCACTCCAGCAACACAATCATTAATCTCCGACTCACGGGGGATCTTCTTCATAAGCATGGTACCTCCCATAATTGCGATGACCGTAGCCAGCGACGCAATAGGATCAACATCACCTGCTTGTGCAAAGAAATCTCCTCGTAGTAACTTGCTCACTGTGCGAAAGTGATCCTTGACCATGTTCCACGCGTTCTGCGCAAGCTCAGTAGACACACCACTCGTGACGAGAGTGTCAATGATGAGTGGAGCAACAACGCCAGGCTTAAACTTGGCACAGATCATAGCCACTAGCTTACAGCACAAGGATGTAATCCTCTTGATAACAGGGATTTCCATATTGAGTCCTCGTAACAAAGTCGTCAATTGTTCGGCCAAACCATTCAGCGCGGCATCTGTATGATGGTTAATGTCAATGCCAAATAGTGCTTGAGCACGCATAACAACTACTGGCCCAAGACGCATCCACATCGTGCGGAAATCGGGGTCCAGCATATTCACGCGTACAGTGATGGCATGATCAGCTAGTTGCACTGGCACGTCATGGAGGCGTCCCTGAGTTCGTGAAAAAAGAGGGATAACGCGATGAGAGCCAAAATGCTCAACAAGCTGGGTAAACTTTGAGTTGGAAGCTGCAAAATTAGATTCCTTGACCAACTCCTTGAGAATCGTGCGCTTCTGGGTGTTGTTGCGCGCACGTTCCTTCAGTTGCTCAATTTGCATCTGTGAAAAGCGAGTTCCAATTTGAGCTTTCATCTTGAAATCAACAGTGTCCTGAATAATCGGGGTCCATCGTCCACCACCATGAGTGCTCCACGCATGATTGTTGGCCTTCTCCAACGACCTGAAATGTCGCTCTGGGCACAAAGTGCAGCCAATTGGGCCAAAATACTGACACTGAAGCATATGATCGGCAGCGTTCTCCTTAGTCACCTTCTGTCTGCAATAACAAATAGTTGAGCCAGTGCAGCCAGAATTGGCAAGGTGTTGAATGGTAGCTTTCTTTGTCGTATGTCCTTTCTCGCAATGGTCACAAACCGTTAAATTCGTGTAAAGTTTGACTTCCGAGTTCTTGGCATGAACATCACCAGACCCGGGAAGTTCGGTTCTCATGGCCTCCTTGGAGGCAGCAAGGTTTACAACAGCAGTTTCCTGCTGAGGTTCCGCATTCGCAAAGCCCAATGCGGTTAGGCTTTTGTTTTGAGTGTGAGAATCCATGATGGCAGTTTGTGTTTTCGTCTGGTACTACATCGGAGCTACTTCATACTCCTATTCCCAGATATACGTACAATGTGAAAAGAACTCACGCTTCTGAAATTGCCAATTTCAGTGAGAGACAACTTCGTTCCACATTGACTTGTTTCACTAACTCCGTACTGTAACTTTTCGGGAGCCTAAAACGCGGCCAGACAATCTATTCAAAAACAAAATCCAAAAACTGGTCGTTCTCGCATATTGTGCAATAGGATCTATAACTTGCATGCAGCGGTTAATAAAAGGTCCGACTAACAATTCACTTTCCAGTTCCTCGCAAGGCAGTACTAATGAACCACGTAGGTCTAACTAAAGCACAATATCAAATCGTTATTATAAATAATGTTGGTTTGTGCGACAGGATCAAGTCCTGGTAAAAAAGCGACCACTAAAAGTGGGCAAACTATTTAACGGATAGCTCCGTTAAACTGAGTGTGTATGTTGTAG